ATAAACAGGCAATCCTACAATTGTTTTAGGGTCTTTAATGCTTTCCAAAACAAGTCTATCTCCTTTTAAAGCTGATACAATGCTGTATGGTTTGCTTGTAAATTCTTTGTAATCCTTGTATTCATCAAACCCAGCAAGTACTCTATCCAATTTGAATTCTGTCATTCGTCCGCACATTTTTAAAGCTATACAGTACAAGCGAGGATAAATCTCAACATTTCCACAATTTGTAAACAAAGATATTTGACCATCATCTTCCTCTTTAAAGTGGGTTGTTGTGTTCATGTGTCTAATAAAGCCAGATGTTTTATATTTTTTGTCACTTTCAAAACAATAGCTGTAGGATAACTTGCTTTTTGTCAATGAATCAAGTGGTAGATTATCATCGCATATTAGTTTCTTAAAAAAACAAAATGAAAGCAATTCATATCCCAGAAAATCAGTCTTTGAAACATCTCTATAACTAAATTTTTCCAAGAGCGCTTTCAAGGGTGTCAATTTTCCTTCATATTTCCATAAAGAATTTGTGAAAAGCTCTACAAATCTTTTTTCATCCTTATGGTGTATTTATACATAAAAAAGCTATATATCATAGTCAAGTTATTAATAATGCACCGAAGCTCGTTTAATGTTCTATAATTCCCTAGTATAATGTGCTCATTCATTGTATAAGGGTTCTTATCGACATACACAGACTTTGAAGATATTCTAACACTTTGCAACGGGTAAAAGTTATTCTTAATTCTATCCATCATAAAGGTCAAGTGGTTTTGTGTTTCCCTTGTAGATGAAATACAAACAGTGTCTTTGTGAACTAGATTCATGCAGGCGTTGTACAAGAATAATGTGCTTCTTATTTTTTTAGAGTAATCAGATTCATCCTTAATTTCCTCAATAATTCCAGGCAAATTTATTTTTATTTTTTTGATATTTTCTTCCAATATGTTATAGTTGTCAAAAGTTGGATAGTTCCTTTGAAATAAATCCCTATCCACAGCATAGAAAAATGTTTCTGTAAAGTATTTTTCAATTCCCAACCAGTTTTGTTTAACAGGAGCTCTTGCAGAAACTTTCACATTTGAAGGCAGTCTATCAATAATTTGTAAAGAAACATTCTCAAACCACCTATATATCATTGATGCAGTTGAGTCACCTTTTAAAACACATCTTTCAAAATCTCTTTCACTTATAATTGCAGGTACTGTGTTTTCAATAATTGTTTCAATGTCCTTCATTTTATAATAAAAACTCTCATCTAACTTCTTAATTTCTTCCTTATCCTCTAGTAAAGACCTTTGAAGATAGAAATTTTCAAGCTCTTGGGTGTTTGCAAATGTGCAGCAGCTCTGCGAATTATAGTATCCAACTCTGAGCAATCTGACTGTTTTATTGTCTCTGTTATAAGCTTTAATGAAAGAATTCTTAAAATACATTGATTTCAACCACATCAATAAATCATCAATATTTTCTGGCTTTACAAAGTTATAAGCAAGATTTTTCTCAAAAAAGATCATGGCCTCAGCAGCGTTTACACCAGTCCCTTCCCTTATTTTCTTCACTTTCTCAATTTTCCTGTTGTAAATAAAATTTAAACAAGGTATCATTTCCAAGTTGTCAACGTCTGCAGCACCTTTATTAATAATTCTTCTTAACAACAACTTCCCTGTGTTAGAATATCTAAAGAGTCTGTAATTGTTAGGATCTCCGTCTGCCAAAAAGTAGAAAATAGGTAGCATATCTGATTGACCAAATATTTCAACAGGTTTAGAAAATTTGTCATTAATTTTATTGTTGCCAGAATCATGCAAACCGTATAGTTTCCGGAGGAGAGCCATATGAATCCTATGAAAACAATAAGAAGAATATTCATCCACACCAACCCTGACGCATTCAGCTGTTCTAGAGCATACTGCATCTGAATCTCTTTTAAAATCATCGCATGGCAGAGAGCTTGTACATTCTTTGGTTTTTTTAATAGTTGGATAGTTTAAGGATCCATTGAAGCATATCAATGATATAAACTCAAGGAAAACATTTTGACAATTTGTTTTTTTTGTGCTGTCTGTTATATTGAACATCCTCATACATGTTTTTTGTAAAATTCGGAATTTTTCAAATTCTAACTCACTGTCACTACACACGCAGACTACATAATCATCAGAATGAACCATATACTCGGCTGACAATGTGCTATCTGGATAAAACCTTTTCCATAGTCTTAAAGTATAATTATAACAAACATCTGCTTTAAAGGAAGACATGTAATTAAAAACACCCTGTAAAAAGTTTTGATGGCTTTCCAACTCAAAATGTTCCTTAGAAG